CATCGACACGACAGGGCCTGTCGTGTAGGTAATCTCCTCGGCGAACTCTCCATCGTTTAAGAAACAACCGACAGCGTCCTTGGGCATCTGTTCTTTCAAACTCATAGACACTCCTTAAACGAGGGCCCGGGAGCCGTTAAGCCCCCGGGCGATCCTCAAATGTTAAGCGTCTACTTTCATCAGATGAGCGAAGAACGGATCAATGATCATCTCGTCCACGTGCTGACGCACACGGAAGATGTCGCTTCGTGCCGAATCGTCACGATACTGCTCAACCGTGGCGTTATCCGGGCTGTCCGATGTCCAAAGGAACGTCCTGCCCATGCTCGGATCAGCCAAACGGCTTGATTGACCGATCACAGCGACCATGGCGTAATCATCGCTCCAAATATCTGCGCTGATAAACGTCTTTCCTTCTTTGGCTGAATTGTAAATACCCTTGCCGACAAGAATCCTGCGCACGCCGAGAATATCCGCCAAGGCGTTAAGCAATTCCGCCTCTGTCAGCCGAGCGACATACCTGATGCAGTCCTTAATGCTTGTACTCGCCAGCATGCGGTCTATATTCGCCTTACTGCAAATCAGCGTGTTGGGATCGATACCGCAATTAGCTCGAACTCTTTCCCGTGCCGCACGCACCTGCGCCGGAATATCAGCGGAAGATGGGTTATCCCACGGCTGAGATGAGTTGTCGGTGTAAAGCGAAGCGCCGGTAAAGGTGGTCGTATTGAACACCGTTGCGGCAATCCGCCTCTCCTGAGCCTGCAATACACGGCGAGTGATAATCTGCACCGTGGTCAACTCAGCGTCAAAATCCGTGGCGTACAAACTCCTCTCGCTGTCATCGAGAGGTCCCTCAAGACCAAACTCCTCGCAGGTGTACTGCCGGTCTTTGGCTTGAAAGCCGTCACGGTTATAGTTGCCTCTGGGCGCACGTTTTGTGTCCGCCTCACGAGTGATGCTCTCCCGTGTGATAGCGGGAAAAATCGCCGCTTTCTTTTTCGTCGGGAAAATCGGCAGAACCTGCGTGCCGATAAACTCGTCTTGCTGTTGGATATATTCCAATGCCGCCTCGCCCAGCTCAAGTCTCGGCACCGCTCTTGTCCCTAAATAATCAACTCCCATGGTTTCCTCCTCTTTCTTAAATGCGTTAAATTAAAGTAGAATCGCTTCCACTACTTCACCATCTGATGCCGATGCTTCCAGCACACGGCCTTGAATCGCTCCACTTACCGTTGCGCTCACCTTGCCGTCCAATGCGCCGTAAAAACTGCCGCCGACAGCGATCGCTCCGTTAGCCACAACCTTAAACGTGCGCCCGGTCGTCTTTAAATCAACCGTGACCATTTCGTTCAAGTTAGCGGCGGCCGCCGTGATGCCGATAAAGGCGTCCCCGGCGTCAGCGTACTCAACCTGAGTCCCACTACCTGTGCTTAACTTAACCCGACGGTTGGCTTCCAACGCTTCACCCGCCGTAAACGCTTTTGAACCGATATTGTATTGAGACATTTTTTACCTCCTCCTTAAAATGGTTATTGTCTTTTATCCGCTGTCGCCTTAAGGGCGTCAGTCATACTGCATCCGTGTTCCTGCTTATAAGTTCTTGCCCTCTCCAGATGCGTTGTCTGCTTCTTGGCTGGTTCCTGCTCGGCATCAGGCCCGACCGCAGGAACGGATGCCTTCTGCAAACCTTCCAATTGTTTTTCCTGAAACTTGATCACCGCGTTCTCAAACGTCGCGCCGCTTTCGACCACTTCGACGGCAATATCGGTCATATTCTTGAAGACTTTTGATTTCTTCAAAATTGCCACCGCCCGTTCGCGCTCTTTCTTAACGCCTTCTTCGGCTCCCAGCGCATGAATGGAGTTGTAAAGATCTGCGCGTTCTGCTTTGAGTTTTTCCAAAGTAATTTCTTCAAACATTTTTCTACCCTCCTTGTTTTGGTTTCTGTTGGCGCCGTATCTCTGTAAGAATGAGATCACCTTTTCGACAGCCTCAGGTTCGTTCAAAAATCTATCTAAAAAGCGGGACATTTCTGCCGACGGCCGCACGCTCTCGGAGAAAAACGGCATCCCAAAAAAACCGTTGTTGGCCGCTGGGTCATCGACAACATCAACAGACATGAGTTTCTTCACGCGGATAAACGGCGGCAGTTCTTTGCCGTCTTTATCTCTCTCTTCGCGGAACTCCTCATCCCAGTGGATAACCATAGACGATCCAAAAGCTTGGCTGTCGCTTTCCGCTAAGTTCATGACATACCCCGCCAGATCGCCGTCCGGAGTATCGTGCGCCGTAGGGTCGATATGCAGGTCCGCACGTACGATATCGCCGTCCCGCCTGAAATTCTTCACCCGGCCTAAAAACGTACCCAGCGCTGTATTCGACATATTGGGATGCCCAAAGCGCGACTTGATTCCCGCCTTCGTCTGATTACCCAAATCAACAACCGTATCCAATGCTATGTCATCGAACTCACCCCTTTCATCATGCGTCACCCCCTTGGTAACGACGGCAAAACCCGCGATGATTTCCTGCGTACGGTTTACGCTTACGTTACCGCCCCGGGAGATATCCGCACGGAAATAAATATTCTTATTTGCCATCTTTTTCCTCCTCCGCATTCTCGACAACAATATCTGCCTCAACCGGCATTGACATCTGCCGTCTGTTCCCCAGCCGTATCCTGCGCCGTTTCTTCATCAGCTGCCTGCTGTTTTTGTTTTGCGTCTCCATTGTTCACCTCTAATCCCAGATTTTTAAGTTTCTCCTGTTCGCGCTTGCGCTGTTCAAAACTTTCTTCCCAGTCTTTTCCTTCCTGCGCATATAGATCGGAATAAGTCACAATGCCGTTTCGTAAACCAACCTCGGCGGCCTGTGCTTCTTTGAGCGGATCCACCCACTCCCAGCCCGGCGCAATCCATGACGCGCTCGTCCAGTAGCGGCGGTTCTCTAAAAACGTATCTGCTCTTAATTCCCTTTCAAGATAGGCTTCTTCAAGAAGCATCTCCCAAACCGGCTGGCAGAGTTTGCGCGACAGCCATTCCTGCCGCATTTTGAAATACCTGCGCGCCTCAAGCAGTGCCGCCCGCGCGCTGGAATAATTTGTTTTAGAAAAATCCTTGGCTACCAGTTCATACGGAAGGCCCAAGGCCGCCGATATCGCCTTTAATATTCGTTCGACAAACGGTTCGAAGCTCGAGCCCGGCCTCTGCGGATTAAACGATGTGATACTTTCGCCCGGCATAAGATGCTTAATCATGCCCGGCTCTAAACTCTCGATAAGCTGTCCTGCCGGATTACGTTCATATGCGCCGCCTGCTGACACATCCATTGAAGCTTCGGATGTGATAAACAAGGAAAAACATGCCGCTATCCGCGCCGCTACAAGCTCGGCTTCTGCATATTCCGAAAGGTCTTTGAAATAACTTAAAACCGGAGCAAAAAACGGCACACCGCGCGTCTGGCCGGAACGGTTGACATGGTAGAGATGAAAAACATTGCGCCTGCCGTACTCATTAAATGCCGGAATCTCGATGAATTCTTTTTCATCGCGCTTGGCAAAACGAATATCGCCGGGATGCGTCTTTTGAATAAAATACGCAATCGGCTCGCCTTTTTCTCCGATACGTACTCCGGATCTGATCGATTTATCCCCTCGTTTATCCGGCGGCGTATCCAGCCGGTCTGATTCAATCACCTGCAAAGCCGTACGGTACGGCCGCACCGGATCCTGAATCATCATCGGAATAATCAATGCCTCGCCGTTTTCTAAAATCTGCCGGTCAACCAGATGCTGAATCTCATAAAAATCCATACGGCTTCCCGCATCAGCAAACGGCGACCATCGCCGCCAAATCCGCTCCGCATTTTTCTGAAAAATATTTGCCTGTTCTTCGCTGATATCGAGAACCTCTCTATCAACACGCGACTGCGGTCTTATTCCTGAACCAACCACGTTAATGGTCATCGTCGCAGTTATACCTGAAGCATGTGCATCATTACGGTTTAAATCGCGGCTGCGCTCTCTGATGTCTTTAAGTTCGGGGAGTAAATCCTCGTCGGCAGAACCGCCGCCCGGAAGCCACGACGATCGAAGCCTGTCGCGCGATGCCCCGCGGTATGAAGTGAACCGGTCAGAAATTTTTATTGCCTCGCGGTACATCCGACGCTTAAGGCCCGCGGCTGGCGAGAAGAAAGAAATAAAAGAATCCATTTTGTCGGCTAATTTATCAGTAAGAGATTTTTTCATGACGGACTCCCGAATGACGCGTATGTAGTTGTCCCGCCGGAACCGGAAATTTCGCGTCTGAGCTGATCGCGTAATTTATAAAGATCCTGCAAAGGAATGTACTGAAGATTACGGCCGCCTATTGAATACGACTGAACCGCGCCGCCGGTGAGGCGGGCATTGATTGCGGTTTCCACGTTATCAAGCATTTCCTGTTTTGTCGGCGCGGCCACGGGATTCTCCTTTAAGCCCAATAAAAAAACCCGACTCCCCCTTGTACAAGGAATCGGGTTTTTTATTGCTATTGGGCGCGAAACGGTGATCAGCCGTTCGGCGTTTAATTTTCTAACTTAATATTATCCCAAGCAGAATATTTGACAATATAGTCGTTACCAAGATTTGGAATAAATCGGTTTTTATTTTTCGCTCTCCTCAACGCTCTTAAAACATGTCTGGCAGTCCCGGCACCTGTGATAACGGATCGGCAGACGGCTGGCGTAACAAGTTATGTTTTTGCTTTTACACTTCGGGCATTTAACCGGGATAAACCGCACGCCGTAATCAAGATTTTCATCAACCGGCCTGCCGCGGGGTTTCTCCGGGGACCGGGAGTGCCCTGCGTTATGCAACCAATCGGTTTTGCGCTCTATCCACTGCCCCATTAAATCCAAGATCCTTTCGTTTTACGAAGCCAGCTGCCGCGGCCATGTTCTTCACCGGCAGGCTGATGAACCCGCGGCGTATCTTCGCGCCGCATATTCAGGGCACGGATAATATCCGCGGCCGCCAGCGCATACACTTCTGCATCAAGATAATGATTTGCCGCGGCTTCTTTCTTTTTCTGCCAGACCTCTTTGGCTTTCCCGGTTGTGCGGTTGCGGATAAGCACTTTATGTTCAGAAGTAAACTGCGCAAGGTAATCGTCTGCCGGATTCTTGAAAATATGCCACTTGCAGGGATTCTGTGATGTAACCAGCCGGTTTATTTTATCTTTATACTGCGTGACGTTAAGATTCCACAACACAAGTCCGCCGGGAATAACCGCGCCGGTTCTTGAATTGATATCTATTTTGTTTGCGCGGTAAAACCTGCCGCCGGTAATTTCCTCAAGGCCCTTAACCGCTTTTGTTTTATCCTGCCAGCTACGGCAGAAACGATACACTTCATCAGTCCTAAAACCGGAGTCAACGCAGGTCATGTATACGCCAAGAGTTTCAGCAGAACTTACCCGCCGGTATTCGGTCTTAAATAAACAATCTTCAATATCCTGCCAGTATTCAACCCGCTCAGCGCGGATAAGCCACGACTCTTCGTAATACCCCCAGCCGCGGATCACATAATAAAAATGATCTTTCTGCACATCGACACCGGCAGTCAAAACCAAGACATCGTCAGGCACAACGCCTTGATCGTAATCACGCGCAAGATTGCGCACCTTATCAACCGTCGTCTCTTCGATTTTTTCTTCCCACACCTCGGCAAGCCACGAATTGACGAAATTCATCAGCAACTCAACATAATCCTTGGACTTCAAAAACTCCGAAGCGATATCGCTCCACGTCAGCCACGGCGAATACAACGAACTCACCCAAAAACCCCGGTTGCGGTTAGGCTCGTCTTTCTCCGGCCTCCATTCGCCTGCCAGCATCATCTTCTGCTTATGAACATCATCAATGCGTTTCTTGCAATCGATGCATTCATACCATGCCAGCCGATTATTTTTGATCCTCTCAGGAGATGATTCTTCTTTCGGCCATTTGATCTGACCAAAAACAAAAACTTGATGTTTACCGCAATGCGGGCAGGGCACATAAAACCGGCGCTGGTCTGATTTATCATATTCGCGGAAGATATATCCTTCGCGCGTTGTAGGCGTTGAAACCTTCACTGTCTTTTTATTCCAAAAGGTTTTTTGTCTTTCAGATGCCAGCTTGATCGGATCGGCTTCCCTGCCGGAAAACTTCGGATACTTATCCACCTCATCCAAAAAAAGATAGCGGATAGGCCGCGAAGCTAAATCCGCAGGGCTGTTGGAACCGGCAAAGTACAAAATCATGCGGTCAAAGTGATATTCGAGTTTTGTAATATCATCCATATTGGCCGGAAGATAGCGGTTTAACACCGGCGATGCATCAATCATCGGCTTGATGCGGTTATAGGAAACGCTTCGTGCATCATCGGCGCGCGGTGAAACCATCAGCGTAGGCCCCGGGTCCTGATCGATAATAAAGCCGAGCATGTTATACATCGCTTCGGTCTTGCCGACCTGCGATGCGGCCATAACCGTAATCTCATCGACATAGGGATCGGTAAACGCGTCCATAATGCCTTTAAGATACGGCGTTCTTGAAGTCGACCACTGGCCGGGTTCAGCGGAAGTTTTTACATCGAGCCTGCGGAATTTATCCGCCCACTCGCTCACCGTCATCTTGACCGGCAAGACCCATTCAGCGGCCGCGTACGGCACAACCGTTTTAAGAATTTCTCTTTCCAGTTTTATCGGCATTCTGCTTCCCCGCAAATTGTTCGATGATATACCTGATCTCAGAATCCAGCATTTCACAGATAACTTTGGGATCCTGCTGGTATAATTTCGGCGCCACATGTTTGGGCAAACGAAGGAATCCGGCTTTAATTCCCCGAATCTGATTTTTAACGATGGACACGTGATCCTCGAAAGGAATGACCTCTCCTTCTTTCTGCTTCAATTCGATTTCGCTGAGCTTAGCGCGGTTCTTACGGTACTCCTTATCCCAGAAATCCTTGCCGCTGTCTTCATCAGCACCCTGCTTGACGTAATACCATTTGAAAACCTCGCCGACTTTAAACCGCGCGATTTCGCCGACAGCATCCCGGATAACCGGCATGCCCTGCTGGACATACCTGCGGATCATACGCGGAGATTTCTCTAAGTAAACGCATACGGTCGGCAAATCTACGGTGCCGTCGATAATCCCCTGCGGCCGCTGTTCGGATTTCTCAAACTCCTCAAGCTCCTTGAGTTCCTTGGATGAGAGCGAACCGCGGCCGAGTTTCTCGACAAGAGCGATGTAGCGTTTCTTTTTTGCGATCTCGACAAGGTTGCGGTTCTTTTCATCCATTACTATCCCTTATCGCTTTTTTCCCGGAGAATTCTTCCCAGCGCCTGACCGCCACATCGCAAAAGACCGGTTCAATTTCCATAGCAAACACCCGGCGGTTTAAACGCTCGCCTGCAATAATCTGCGAACCTGAACCGGAAAACGGCTCATAACAGATATCCCCCGGCGTTGTATGAACGCGCATAGGAATAGCAAAAACTTCCGTGGGTTTTACTGTCGGATGATCGAGCCCCGGATTGCGCTTCTTGCCTTCCCAATCAAGCTCCCAAACGTCGGTATGATATTCCGGCGTTGCCGGATCCCCTGACCGTAAAAAATCAACCGTCCACACACTGCCGATTGCCTTGTTTTTCGGTTTATACTCCGGCTTATCCCCCTTAACCCACATCAACAAACACGGCTCATGCCGCCACGAATAAAACGAGTAGGTCAAAATCACGCACGGCTTAACCCAGACAATCTCTTGATGGATAAGAACGCCTATCTCTTTGCACAATCCCTCGATATCCGACCGGCGCTTGGAAGCATGCCACATATACAGCGCAGTTTTTTCTTTAATCTGCTTAAGCCCGACAGTCAGAAACTTGCGCATGAAATCCACAGCGTCTGGAATGTCAATCTCGTGATAAACATTCGACCAATCACGGCCTCCGTTCGGCCTATCCGCACCGGTATAGTCAACGCAATAAGGCGGGTCGGTTGCAAACAAACTTGCTTTATGTCCGTCCATTAGCCGCGCCACATCAGACTCACTGGTTGAATCTCCGCAAAGAAGCCGGTGCTCGCCGAGTATCCATAAATCCCCGCGCTTGGTAATCGGCTTCTCCGGCGGCTCAGGAATATCATCCGGAAGAGTCTTGCCGTTGCCCAAATTCTCGACACCCATGTCTCCGACGCTTTCCCTGAGGCTTTTAAGCCGCAGGTTAAGATAATCATCCCCTGCTTCTTTTCTTAACCTCTCCAAAAGCGGAATAAGCGCGGCTGTCCACTGCCCGGCAATCTCGCTGTTATTAAGCGTCACATTCATTGCCTGTTCTTGAACCTCATCAAGGTCAACCATAATGGCCGAGACCGTCTCAACACCGTCCGACTGTAAAACCTTGTACCGCTGATGCCCGGACACAATCCGCATATTCCGCTTATTAACGATCAGCAAATCTACATACCCAAACTTTTCCAAACTGTGCCGAAGCCCCGCATACGCCTGCTCGGTTATTTCGCGGGGGTTATACGGCGCAGGCCGCAAATCCGCTACCTTGACCTCGATAATTTCCGGTTTAACGTTAATTTTTGCCACCTTAGCCTCCTTTTATCCATTTTTATGAAAATGCCCAAAGTGATGGACATGGACATCGTTTTTCAAACCTATCATCACTGAAGGCTCGCGCCTCGCCCGACCCTCGCCCAACACCCCCTTCCAAG